GCAGTATGTACCAGTTGCAGCATCGCTTCGTCAGAAGCTCTTGATTTATCAATTTGAAGCCAGGTTTGGTCCGTACCAATATTGAGATTTAGACGCTGGCTAGGACTCGTAGTGCCAATCCCTACGTTGCCTAGTGCGATGTAATTATCTCCGCCATCAGTGTCGAGTTGAACTTTAACTGCGCCTGCTGAATCGTAAAGTCTAACCAAACCATCATCAGACGCATCAGTCTGAAGGGTCATTCCACCGCCAGCTCCAGCGTTTGCTCTAGCGGAAAAGAGTGCTTGTTGAGTGCCGGATGCTTGAACGGTAAGAATTGACCCCGGCGAACTAGTCCCTATGCCTACACGCCCGGATGAGTCGATGCGCATCCGTTCAGTGCTTCCTCCGGTTTGGAACTGAATATTTCCGCTTGAATCGTTAGCTCTTATGCGAATATGTTTATTAGCGCCAGTGCCTTCATTACCCCTGTAAATGTCAAGTTCGCCAGCAGACTGGGCAATAAAGTAGCCACGGCCGCCATTCTGGTCTTCAGTCAAAATCTGACCAGCGCCGGACGAATTTAAGACGTGCAAAAGTGCCGCTGGGCTCGTAGTGCCCACCCCTACGTTGCCGTTTGGGATGACAATGTCTGAATAAGTAGCGTTTCCAAGCGTAAGCGTTCGATTGGCAGTTACAGTGCTTGCGCTTGTTACGATAAAATTATTTTCTCTATTATCCCTGCCAAAAACCGTTCCAGTGCTTTGGAAGTATGAGTTTGTGTTTATTACACCATTAACATCGAGTGCATAGCTAGGCGAACTAGTTCCAATACCTACCCTGCCGCTTGAGTCGATGCGGAGGCGTTCGGCATTGTTTGTGGATAGACGAAGAGAATGGTCTCCTACAACGTATCTAATTTGACCCGCGTCACTGTCATTAACAGACCCAAAGCGTATGCCCGCACTTTGCGAATTATTAGAGGTTACGGTGATGTATTGATCCCCACTTCCGTCTACATGTAGCTTCGTCAGTGGACTGGTAGTCCCAACCCCAACATCACCATCTGCAGCGATATACAAACGAGCAGACCCACCAGTCGAGATGGCTACTTGGTCTGCGCCAGGTGAATAAATGCCGGTGTTGGCGTCGCCGGTAAAAGTCAACGAAGGGGTGCCTTGCGCACCAAGCGGAACACTGAAGCGCTCGCTGCTGGTCCATGCGTCAGTTGCATTGACCCAGTTGATCGTTTTATCGGTGGCGCCCTTCAGCGTGATGCCGCCACCGTCAGCCGTGGAATCGGTCGGGCTATCAACAGAGCCAAGCTCGACATTCTTATCTTCGACAACCAGCGTGGTGGTGTCGATCGTGGTGGTCGTGCCGTTGACCGTCAGGTTGCCAGTGATGACAACGTTGTTGTCAAAAGTGGCGACACCGGTGACATCAAGCGTGCCAGGAACATCAATGTTGCTGGTCCACTCAGTGGCCGTACCAGCAGCGTTGGTTTGAAGCAGTTGCCGGGCGGTGCCTTCTGCAATATCACCGACAGTGATCTCGCCGGTCTGGATCTCAATCCAGCTGCTGCCGTCGTAGAAATACAGGTGATTGTCGTCGCTATCTAACCACCAAGCGCCCCTGCTTGGACTAGATGGAGCGGTCGATGCAATGACGACGCCGCCCAGACGCCAAATGTTGCCGGCGCTGTCCTCGCACTGGAGGAATGGGCCGGAAGAGTGATAGTTAAGTGCAAGCTCGCCAACTGCAAGCTGCGCCGCGGTGGCCTCCTTGTCCTGAACAGAGCTGTTCTTGAGAACGAGTTGTACGGACATGGCTATCTAGCCGGAGGACACCCCTATACAGAGGTGTCCAGAGTCTAGCGATCAGTACTTGATCACAGCAAGCAATGCGACGTTAGTTGGGCGAGTTTCGGCATCACCACCGCTAATCGTGACGGTGTGATTGTGATTGCCAGCGCTGTTCATCGTGGGAGTCTCGTCACCAATACCGTTACCGCTGAAGGCAGTTGAAATGCCGTTGCCGGTACGACCTGCATCGCCGCCTGTAATGGTGTGAGCGTGACTACCTGCGCTGTTGGTCGCGCCGGTAAACGCGCTGTTCGGCATTGCCGTGGCGTCGTCCTGATCAGAACCACGAACGCGGCCCGTATCCAGTGCCGAGGTGTCGCCGTCAGCATTCGCGCCAGAGTTCCAGCTACGAATGAACTGACCGCGCAGGTCGGGCAGCACACCGGCCCCGCCGTAAGTTGTGCCAAGTGCAGCAAACAGGTTGGCGAAGTTGGCGGTGACGCCTTGAACTGTGCCGTTACCGTTCGGGACTGTGTCGCCGTTGGCAATCAGCCAGCCATCAGGTGCGGTTGATCCCGCAACGTGAAGCACCGTTCCAACCGGAACTAAGCGGTTTGTAATTGCATTGACGATCTCGGTATTGAGGTCGGTCAGTGCAGACGACAAGCCAAACGGTGAAACCGCCAGCGAGTTAGACGCCAAGGCTTGAGTTTCAGCTTGAGTTGCAAGCTCGACAATGCCTTGGGTGGTTTCGTTGGCCTCGGGTAGCTCGGGGAGCACACCGCCAAAACCACCGTCCCACGTCGGGTTGCCAGTCACCGTGCCATTAACAATTAGCTCGGTGTTAACCGTGTGGTTGTTAACGCTGAGTGAGTCGTAGAAGGTCGGAAACTCGATCTCATCCGTGGGCTGTGAACCTCCAAGCGAGTCGAAGCTTGAAGTCTCACCAGTGCTCAGGTCCTGGATGCCTTGAGGCGTAACCAAGAAGCCTTCTTCGTTGAAGCCACTGCCGTAAACGCGGCCAGCGTCTTGGTTGGTGAAGTAGTAGGTGAACTTGTTTGCCGTGCCAAGGTCACGCTGGTACTTAGGCAGCGACTTGGAGTAGTTGAGGTAGCCGGCCCACTCGTAGGCGTGACCAAATAGACGAATGTTCGACGGGCGGCGGAACTCAATCGACCAGTTGGCCCAGGCGTTTGCGGCACCGCTGGGGTTGGCGATGCTGTCCAGTGCGCTGCTGGGGTTGCGGTCACGGTTAGCTGCGGGCTTAGGCAGCAAAATCGTGTGAGCGTTGGCAGCGCTAAAGCCAAGGCTGGTCAGCAGGGAGTGCAGACCTTTGTAATCCGTGCCGGAGCGGTACTGAGCGCGGACCCGAGCATCCGTCGACCAGACAGTGCTGAGGGTGTAGCCGAGAGTGGTCGAATCAACAGAGCCGTCGGTGTCGTTGTCGAAGTAGATCGTCGGCTGGGTGTTCTTGAAGTAGTCCTCAGCGTTGTAAGCCTCCTCCATGTGGACATAGGCTTCGCTCCACTTGGAAACATCGAAGGTGGAATCGCTGTTCTCAAGGATGCAGCTGTAGTGCTTGTTGTTGTTGCGGACAACATCACCAGAGCGGTAATACGTGTCGGCAGTCCAAGTGTTGGTGGGGTTGAGACGCCGCAGTTCCACCAAGGCGTTGTTGCCAGCCGAGTCGGTAACTGCAGCAGACGTACCAACGCCAATCAGAGCGTCGTTGCCGATGAGGGCGTCAATGTGGCCCGCCCCGGTATTGGTCTGCAGGATGTAGTCACGCAGCGGGGTGCGAGCAGCAGCGCTGGTGTTTGCCCCAAGCAGGGCAAAGCGACGCTCGGAGGTGGTCCGGGTGTCCTGCAGGCGGCGGATGTAAACGTTGGCGCCGGCCAAATCGGGAAAGTCGATGCCGGTGTCATTGCCTTCACCGTCAAGGACGTTGTCGCCAGGTGCCGTGCCGTCCTCGTTTACGAAGGCAGCTTTGACGACGATCTGATTGGGGTTACTGGATGACCAAGCGGTTGCAGCTAGTTGAGCCCGGTAATCGTTGGAACGGCTGTTCTCAATCCAGAGGTAGGAATCCTCAAACAGGCTGTAGTTAAGGCGCTCCAGTACCCGAGGAACCTCGGAGTCGTAGGTGCCGGCCTCAAGGTCCAGGTTCAGCGTGATAGTCGTGGCGGTGTTGCTAGTGCTGCTTGCAACGGTGCCCAGGACAATCTTCTTGATGTTGCCCGTCTTTTCGCTGAGGTCAGTGGCAACCCGCAGGCGATTAACGGTCCAGTCGGAGTCAGCAGTAAAGGCTTCAGTTTTGTAGCCCTCGGCCAGAGCTGCGCAACCACCAAAGTTGGAGTTGGAGTTGGTGACGGTCAGCTCGCCACCGCTTTCAACCCAGTGGTGGATGCCTTGACCGATCGCAAAGACGCTGACCTCTTGGATGATCGCGTCGTTGACGGCGCGGATGTGGAATGAACGCCAAGTCGGCTTCATCCGCACGTTGTCGGGATCTTGGGCGATGTAATCGTCGTAGTCGTCAACTGCAGTCCAGCTGCCGCTGTCGTACTTCTCCCAAGCGTCCATGTCCTTTTGAAGGGACACGCCGGTGTACTGCGCCACCACCATGGACTTGAAGCCCTGGGCTGCAGCACCGTTGGCAAAAATGCCGCACAGGCCGTAGGTAGAGCGGATCGAGCAGTTGTAGATGTAAGGGCTGGCGCTGCCAACCGTGTCAACAGACGCAGCTGCAGTTGCAGGCTGAGGGCCGGTGATCTGATACTCGGCTTCGCGGCTGTCCGTATTGGCTTCGCTCAGACCGCCGAGCGTGCCAAGACGGTCGTAAACCTTGGCGTAGAAGGCGTCGAGCTGAGTCTCGCTGGTGAACTGGAAGCAGTCCAGCAGGTGGTGGCTGGTAGTGGAGCCAGCTTTGTCCTGGAACGTATAGCCGAAGTAGTAGCCGCCGCCGGTGACACGGAAGATCGTGCCACGGTTGCTGTAGTTGGCAGCCTCGTCGGTGGGAGACGGAACGTAATCAGGGCGGATCAGCGTCTTACGCAGATCGGCACTAATCAAAGACGCGCCGCGAGGCAGGATCAGACCGCCGGCAGTGTTGTCGTTGTACTGCTGGAGCTGAGCTGCGGTAGGAACAAAACCGTCACTCCAGGGGTCAGGAGTTGCCGCGCCAAGGCCGTTGTAAACGGTGTGGATGCCGGGGGCCAGAACGATCGAGACCAGATCGTCGCCAGCAGTGGGGTCTAAGAAGCTGCGGCTAGTAATGATTGCCGCTTCAATGACGGCACGGTTAATGGTTTTGAAAGGACGAGCTTCGGTATATCCACACTCCAGACGCTGCAGGCTGATGCGACGCAGCTTCTGACTTTGAGTTCCGTCGTCAGTGCTGGAATAGTCGCCCGAAACAAAAGTATCGTTACCGATCTGCGGGTTTACATAGAGAACGTATTGCGCACTCAGCGGATCATTAACAACAGTCGAACCACTTGTAATTTCCGCGTTGCCGCCCAGCTGACGAATTGCATCGGTCAGCGCGTCGAGCTGAGCCCGAAAGCCCGATTGCGGGACATCAATGTGTCCTGAGGAGCCGGTTTGACCGGCACGAGTGATTTTGGTCACAGGATCACAGTGTCAGTTGCTTCTAGCAGTTTAATCTCGCCCGTAGTAACGAAGTTCGCCGTACCAGCGATGATCTCTGTTGGGCGCACGTTAACTGCGCTGTTGGTGACTAGCAAATCGGTGGAGTAATACAGGTCTCCAGGCAGCTGGCCCGCCGAACCTTGGACTCCACCGCCGCGATTGACCAGGTAGAAGCGGGCTGATGCTTTGCAGCCCTTCTCCGTCATCAGCAGCAACTTCATCATTGTTGTGCCACTGTCCTGCTCGTCGTCATGGGACTTGCGGTCGATCAGGAACTCAGCCGAGCCACCGCCAGTCACGAGGGATTTGACGGCTTCGCCAAATTTGTCGCTAAGCGAAGTGGTGTCGACGCTTGGTGCGGACAGCTCAAGTGACCAGTTGGCGACGTCGCAGATCAGCTGCCAATACGGAGCGGTCTGACCAGCGGTAGTGCTGCGAGGCAGCACGTTGGCGTTCTCGTATTCGTCGGAGTCAAACGCCGGGCTTTCGTAGTCCGGGGCGTCGGCACAGATTGAGGCGAGCGACGAAATGTCTTGAACGTCGCCGGCGGTGTAATCGTTCACCTCAGTAATGCACCGCCAGAAAGCGTTGTTGTAGTTGGCGC